AGAAAGAAGTACGGGATGATATTCCTGCACAACTAAGTGAAGGGGAATTTGTATTTCCTGCAGATGTAGTACGTTTTATTGGCCTACAGAAACTCATGGATTTACGTCAAGCAGCTAAAGAAGGTTTAGCTAAGATGGAAGCTATGGGTCAGATGGGCAATGCAGATGAAGCCACTGAAGATGATACAGGTGAGTTTGAGACTGAACTTGATGACATCCTAGATGAGATTGAGAGTGAGGGTGAGGAAGAGGATAGCCCATCAAAAAAAGCTAAAGGGGGACAGGTCCGCATGGCAGCAGGAGGTCTTGCTCCCCCTAGTACTTTTACTACAGAACGATATAGCAAAGCTGGACAGAAAGATATTTTTATTCCTACATTCAGTGGACAGCCACAAGGTGCTATCCCTGAAGGATTCCAAAAGAGTACAAAGGTACAGAGCTTCGGTGGAGTATTTAGAGAAGCAGGTGAAGCAAAGCCAACTGTGACACCTACGGTAGCACAAAGAACTACGGCAGATTTAACTAAGACAGTAACACCTGCTACAGATACAACTACAGACTTAACTAAGACTACTACACCTATACCTGATGCATACAAAGATCTAGACACTGACACAGATACAGATCAATACCTCATTAATCTTGCCAAGAAAGATGAAGCAAAATATGCACCGGAAAATAAAGCTAAAGGCAGAGCTTGGGGTCCCGGTATGACACTAGACAACCCATTTAAAGACTTAACAGATTTTGGCACAAGCGAAGTACAAACAGGAGTTGACACTGACGGTACTCCTATTATAGAAACTGTTCAAAATAAAGAGTATTGGGCAAATCCATATAGAGCGTGGTTACAAACAGATGCAGCTAAGGATAAACCTGGCTCTTCATTTATGTTTGATATCTTAAATCACAAAACTACAGATGTAAGAAAGTTTGAACAAGAGGGGGCTGTTTATTATCAAATCTCTGGTAAGACCGGAGGAGACAACAGAGAAAGAATGTCACAGGTATATAAAGAAGTAGGTGATCAACTTGTACCTGTAGGCAAAGCTAGCTTTTATAAAGGGGAGCACCCTGACGCTAAAGTTGCAGGAACCCTTGTTCAATTTGCTGCTATGGCTGCAGCTCCATTCACAGCAGGGTGGTCTACCACGATAGGTAATGCGGTTTTAGGTGCAGGTGCAGTGGGTGCACAAACAGTCGGAGCTGCCATTTTAGGCGCAGCTACGAGTGGGATTACTGCTGCTGCAGTTGGAGGAGATGTAAAAAAGGCTATGATTTCTGGTGCTGCATCTGGAGTATTTCAAGCTAACGCAATGGATATTACTAGTGCAATAGTTGGCGTTGATAATATTAATTCAATTGCAACAACTTTAAATATGAAACCGCAACAAGTTGCAAATGTTTTTTCTCAATCCATAGGTAGTGGTGTGATCAAAGCTATTCAAGGTGGTGATTTAGGGGATGTATTAACTTCATTTAAAGACACACTAATTTCTTCTGGTGTATCTGAAATAGCTGCCACTAACGTGATGAAATCCTTATCGGGGACAATGGACCCCAATAACTTAAGACGTATTGGTACAGCGACTAAGATGTTGTCTAATGTAGCAATTAATGCATCCATGAAAGGCTTAGACATTAATAAAGCAATTCAATATTATGCACCCACTATAATGACACGAGCATTGACTACCCCTGGTGGTGGATGATATAATAGATAGTTAGCTATAGAAGGGTGTAGCTTTCAAATAACAATAACCCTTCATCCTTTGGGCCACCTGATAAGACAGCCCCCACTTTAAGAGGTAAATATGTCCGATCAACAACAAGAAGTACAAGCAGTAAAAGTTGCAGGTTTTATTAAACGATCAGCTAATCACGAACGTATTAAAGAAGAAGAGGAAGAGCTAAAACAGTTGATGGAGGATAATAAAAAAGATACACCTCTAGAAGATGATAACATTGAACCTGATAGCGCAGAAGAAAGAAGTTTTAAAAAGCGTTATGGTGATTTGCGTAGGCACTCACAAAAGCAGCAAGTTGAACTGCAAAAGCAAATCGATGACTTAAAAGCTCAACTCGATAGTACAGCAAAACAAACATTTAGTTTGCCTAAGTCTGAGGATGAACTTGAGGCATGGGCTAATGAGTATCCAGATGTAGCTAAAATCGTAGAGACTATTGCCATTAAGAAAGCACGTGAACAGTCACAAGAACTTGAATCACGGCTACAGAAGATTAATGAGATGGCAGAGGAAACTGCTAAAGAGAAAGCTGAAGCAGAGCTCATGCGATTACATCCAGATTTTGCCAAGATTCGTGATCAGGATGAGTTCCATGAATGGGTTGAAAAGCAACCTCGGTGGGTGCAGAGTGCGTTGTACGACAATGAGAATGATGCGGTATCAGCAGCTAGGGCAATCGACCTATACAAAGCTGACAAGGGTATTACACAGAAACGTAGCAGAGACACAGATAGAGAAAATACAGTTAATGCTGCTCGTTCTGTACGCACACCTAACAAGGCTCGTGTCGATTCTGAATCAGAGGAAGGACTCTTTTACGAATCCCAAGTAGAGAAGATGTCCTCACTTGAATATGAACGTAATCAAGAGGCTATTATCGCTGCCATACGTGCGGGTAAGTTTGTGTATGACAAGACAGGATACGCACGGTAGTAAGTTGGTACGCACGATAGTACAGTAATTTACTTGACAAATATAAAATAGCTTCATATAACAATATGAAATAACTTTCTTGTGTGTATACGCTTAGTGTGCCGCTACTTGCAAGGCCAACCACACATACAAGTGACAACACATAAGAAAGTCTCATTCAGCCTAGTTTTTAGTGGCTGATCTAACCGCAAAACAATAGACTATCAGACTTACCTGAACATTTACTAGCCCAGTAATTTTACTGCACCTAGTTAAATCAGCCTCTGTAGTGAGTGTTTAAGCGTATTTATATTCTTATTCATTTATCTTAGGAGGATAAATCATGGCTTTTCCCAAAGCTGCTGGTTACGGTAATTTAGGAAATGGAAATTTCAGCCCCGTAATCTATAGCAAACAAGTACAACTAGCATTTCGTAAATCATCTACCGTCGAAGACATCACTAATAGTGACTACTTCGGTGAAATCGCTAACATGGGCGATTCGGTAAAGATCATCAAAGAGCCTGAAGTCTCTGTTCAGTCTTATGCTCGTGGCACACAGATCACTGCACAAGATCTTGATGACGAAGACTTTACCCTTGTCGTTGATCAGGCAAACTACTTTGCATTCAAGATTGATGACATTGAAGCTGCTCACAGTCATGTGAACTTCATGGCAATGGCATCTGATCGTGCTGCATATCGCTTGCGTGACCAGTATGACCAAGACGTTCTTGGCTACCTTACTGGCTTCTATCAATCCGCTAAACATGCTAATGCTGACACGGCACGTACCACTGCCCCCGGCACTAAAGCTGTTGCTACTGCAGGTTCGGATGAACTCCTTACCACGATGAAGCTCCGTAAAGATAGCTTTGGTAACATTACCACGGCATCTGCAGGTGACCATTCGATTCCTCTTGCAGCTCGTCTTCCTGGCGCAACTGCTCTCCCCACTGCAACTGCATCACCTTTGATGGTCATTGCACGTATGTCACGCTTGTTGGATCAGCAGTTTGTTGATACCAATGGTCGTTGGTTGGTTGTCGATCCCGTCTTTATGGAACTCCTAAAAGACGAAGATAGTCGCCTGTTGAACAGTGACTTCGGTGGTTCAGGTCTTCAGAATGGTCTTGTTGTAAACAACCTCCACGGTTTCCGTGTTTATGTTTCTAACAACCTTCCCAAGATTGGCACTGGTCCCGGCACTACAGGTACTGCTAACCAGAACAGCAACTACGGTGTGATCGTTGCAGGTCATGAAGCTGCCGTTGCTACTGCACAGCAAATCACCAAGACTGAAAGCTATCGTGATCCAGACAGTTTTGCTGACATCGTACGTGGTATGCACTTGTACGGCAGAAAAATCCTTCGGGCAGAAGCGATTGTAACTGCTAAATATAACGCAGCTTAATTGGAGGAAATATAAATGGCTACCGTTGACGTATCCCCCGGAATCCAAGCAGGTACTAACCCTGCTCGTTCCCTTCGTAATATGCCTTATGTGATTGAAGCCACGCTTAACTTTGCTACGGCTACTACCACTAAAGGCAGTGCACTTGCAGCTACGGATGTTATTGAAGTTTTAGACATCCCAGCTGAGTCAGTTATTCTCTCGGCAGGTTATGAAGTCACTGCTGCTATCACTGGTGATGTTACGCTTGATGTCGGTGTTACTGGCATTGATGCTGACAACTTCATTGATGGTGCTACGCTAGCTGCAGCTACTGCAGTTGGTACGTATGCACAGCAGGCAGCTGCATTCCAGCCCATCATCCTTCAGTCAGCTGAC